GCCCTTGGACTCGGCCAAGCCCAAGGCCAAGGCACGGTTATCCAGCCCCAGCCGAATTAGCAGCTCGCCGACAGTCGCCATCTACTTCACCGTGGCGTTGTGCATCAGGGCCCAAGCTCGCAGCTTGTCCCCGAGCTCGTAGGAGCTGGGCTGCGACTTCTCGCCGGTCTGCTCCTCGTGCTCAAGCGCATACAGGGCCGCCCACTCCGTGAATTCGGGGCTGTCCACTTCGCTCTGTACTCGCCGCAGGCTCATGCCAAGGTCTCGGGCGAGCTGGAACCAGAGGCGCCGTTCCGGTCGCCTTTTAACCCGTCCTTGGCTGCCTCCAGCGCCAGATCGGTGAGGCCCGACAGACGCAGGGCCACGTTGTAGACCCGATCCAAGGCGGCACCGGACTTATCCCCCAGAGCAAGGACGTCCTTGTCGGCGAACATACGCTTGCCCTCGGCGTCGACAACAGACAAGGAGACAAGGGTGGCGTGCATGGTGTCGGCGTCGACGGCAGTAATCTCGATCCCCCCGCGGTCGTTGCGGCCGTACTTGAGCATGCCGTTCTGGTAGCGGTCGCGCTCATTGCCAGATAAGGCTCGGACGGTGACGGTGCCGCCCCACTCCGGGACTTCAACCTCTTCGGTGGCACGGTCCTGAACCGCCAGGATGTCGTCGCGGGATAGAGGCTTGAGCTTGGTGGTCATTCTGACGCACTCCTTCTCTCGCTGAGGGCGCGTAGCCAGTGCTGCGCTTCCTCTGCTCGTTGGATGGCGAGGCTCAACTCACGCGCCCCGTCAGCGGCATTGAGCGCACGCAAACGACGGCAGACGAGCTCCAGAATGGCCTCAGGCGTGTCACCGGGACCATCTGGGCGCGTCTGCCAATAGATGAGCGAGCGATTCCCGATTGAGGCCATGCTGGCCTGCTCATCTGCTAGGTGATGGTGACCGGGCCAGTGACGGCCAGGGTGATGTCGAGCGTGGCGGCCTTGGACACCGGAAACTTGCTGCCCCACTTGGACACCCGGGCGTCGAAGGCGATGGTCGCCGCCGAGCCCACGCCCGTGCCGTTCTCGATGGTGAAGGTCTCCACGCCCCGGGCCTGGAGGGCCGTCAGCAGCCCCGTCTGGGACGAGTCGCCCGGGACGTAGTTGCACACGAACGTGACGTTGCCGCCCTTGAGCAGTGTGGTGATGATCTCCTGATAGTGGTTGGGGCTGGACTGGTTGGTGACGTCGTCGGTCTCCGCCTCCTGCTCCGGTCCGTTGATGTCCTTGACTTCGGCAATCAACGTCCCGTTGTGCGATAGCAACCAGCCCGGACCCGCGACTGCGTTACTCATGCGTGGTCTCCTTGCTGGTCGTCTTACTGCTGGATGAGGAAGCCGCCCTTGGCGGTAGCCGCCACAGAGCTGGTGTTGCTGATGAAGATGGAGGTCACGTTGACCGTGATCGGGTTGGCGTTTTGCAGGGTGTTGTTCCAGAACAGCGCCGTCTTGGCCGCCAGCGGGAACGTGTTGCCGCCCGCCCCGCCGTGGGCGTTGGTGTCAAACGTGCCGGCCTGGTCGAGCTCCACGAAGAAGCTGACCAGCGCGTCCTTATCGAAGGCCAGCACCACCTCCACGAAGGAGGTGGCTGGCACTGCCACGCTGAAGTTCTCCTCAGTGTCAGCGGTGATCACGATCTTGTCGGTGATCACCGACGCGCCGGCGTCGTTCTTGATGGTGTGAAGGTAGGTGTGGGTCAGGCCTGCCATTTGCTTAGGTTCCTCTCATTAGGGGTCGGGGTCGACGGTGAAACTGGAGTTTCTGGGTGGGCTGACTCCGTGCTGGAGCTTCGGGCTGCTTCGGTCTCGGCTCCTCCTCAGGGGGCTTCTCAGGGGTCTTTCTCTTGGTCACTGCGCAGCTCCTCCAGCCACGTCGAATGCGATGACGTCAATGGACCGCCAGTAACGGTGGGTGTCGATCTCCTGCCCCTCGGCAGTGCTGGCCGGGTACTCAATCCGCGAACTGGGCAGAGGTGAGACGGTGCGATCGCCGAAGATGGCGGCGATGGCCTTAGCCACCGGAACCAGGTCGGCGTACTTCAGGGAGTAGATGCGGAAGCGCCAGCGCGGCCAGCGGTACTGCGCCCCGTCCTGGGTGACCTCGGTGGGCTGCGAAACCAGCCCGTAGGTAATGGCCGGCATCTCCGGCTCCTCCGGCAAGACGACGGGGTAGATGCGGCCCCCGATCAGCTGGGCCAGAGTGATGTCGGAGGTGACCGCGTCGAAGATCAGCTCGGGATCGGTCATAGCACCTTGCCCACCGTCTCGGCCACGGCGTTGATGATCTCCTCGTGCGACTCGTCCGCCGCCCGAGTGGCTGGATAGTGGGCGGCTTGGCGCGAGTCGCCGAACTCCAAGATATCGGCGTAGGGCGTGTCGTCGCTGCGCACGATCGCCTCAAGGCCGTCGGGGTGGACCTTGATCGAGTCGCGGTAGTGCCCAGTCAGGACGAGGTCGTCGCCGATGATGTTGTTGATCCACGCCTCCTGCACGCGCTCGGCGGCCAGCGTCACCCCGGCCACTCCTGCGCCCACGACCTTCTCCTCGTGCTTGGCCAGCGACTCAAGGACCCCGGTCAGCCCTTCAAGACGAATCACAGTGGGATCCTCCGCGCCTGGACCTCGATGTGGTGACCTCGGCCGGCTGCGTCCCTGACGAACACGGCCTGGTACACCTGCTCAGGGTCGATGTCGGTGCGCTTGATCTTGTCGAGCTCGTGAATAACCGTGTCGGGCAGCAGGAAGATGCGGGTATCCACCAGCTCAGGCCCCGCTCCGGGTCCCATCGGCCACTTGGCGGTCAGCTCCTGCACCAGGCCCTTGGCGAAGTCTGCTGAGTTCCAGTCCTCGTCCACGCTGTCGGTGGTGTCGCCCACCGGCTGACCGGTCGAGTCGTAGTGGAGCTGGCCAGTGGTGTCGGGTGAGATGGCGGGGTCGGGGCTCTTGATCAGCAGATCATGGATCAGCAGATCAGAAAAACTCACTCGTGCAGTAAGGCAGGCCTAGGTCCGAATGCAAGTTTGTAATACCCTGTTGCACAGTGCGTCCTCACATCGTGCCGGTCAGGCTCACCGACGCCGAACTGGCCCTGCTCAAGGAGCGGGCCGAGCGTGAAGGACGCACCCTGAGCGACCTGATCCGGGCCATCCTGTTCCGCAAGGTGAGGATCGACAGCGTGGGCCAAGTCATCGAGGAACCCATCAGGCTGCCACTGCAACCTGCGCCCAAGTAGCGAGCCTCTGTGCCGCCCGCTGTGCCGCCCCGGAACGGTAGGGGTACACAATCCCCAGCGCGTGCTCTCTGACCGCTCTCAGCCAGTCTGGGTCGCCCAAGGCGCGCTCCACGGCATCGATCAGATCCGCCGGGTCGTCCACCTGCTCTCCGGGCACCGCGTCCCAGAATCTCAGGCCATGATGGACGTGCCGCCGCCAGTTCTGACTGTTCAGCGCGACCACAGGTCTACCGGTCGCCGCGAACTCGTACATCGCGCTCGAGTTGTCCGCCACGAACACGTCCGCCCTGCGGCAGATCTCCTCGAAGTCGGGCACCAACTCGATGCCTAGCCGTTGGTAGTAGGGCATCAGGTCCCCGATTCCTCGTGGGTGACCGTGCCCCAGCACCGTGAATCTCCTAGAGAGGGCAGGCAGGGCTGACGCGAACTCGCCCGCCGGGTAGGTCTCGGGCGCCACGTTGCAGCGCCAGTGCAGCGAGAAGGCCACCACCCGTCCGGGTTCGCCTTCACGCTGAGGTAGAGAGTCGAGGCGAGGAGATCCGACGACCTCGACCCGGGCGCTGGGGTAGGCAGTCCACCACAGGTTGGCCGAATACTCGTTCGGCATCAGGAACAAGGAATGGTCCGAGGCATCCCGCCCGCCAGCGTAGGAGGGATGCGTGTTGGAGTAGGCCTGCCCGATGCCATGCTCAAAGCGCGCGAAGTCACCGTATCCCAGTCGGCGTGCCTTCTTCACGTCACCGTAGCTGGCGACCAGACACTTCGGTCCGCGCGGCTCGCCCTTGGAGCCGGCCTCGGTGCCGACCGTGAACTGCTTGAGGATGGCGTCGATCTCAAGCCGCTGTGCCTGCTCGGCCATCTCGAACGCGACCAGAAAGCGACCTCGCACTGCGGGTGGCAGCGCCTTCCAGACCGGAGCCAGATGGTCGAGGAACTGCGGCTCCCCCGCGATGGCGTCAATAGGCACTCGACGACCTGACTTCCCCGATGTGCTCTACCCAAGCCTCCCCGTCGCCCCAGATCCCGAAGCGCAGATTGACGTCGCGCAGCAGCGTGTTCCCGAACAGGCGTTCGGATGAAGGCTGTACCGGCCAGCCCTGAGAGGTCAGTGACTGCCTGAACAGGCTCGGGTTGTTCGTCCAGAAGTTGCGATGCTCGAGCCAGTGGAAGCCGTTGAGGTGCTCGGAGGTAAATGACTCGCGCGGCCAGCCCAGCACGCCGCCTTTCTCAATCTCTCTCGGATGGACGGGCTGGCGCAGGAGCGCGATCTGGACGAGGTGGGGATGGGTGTCCAGCGCCTCTACCAGGGGGCGGAGTTCCACCTTGTGCGTGTAGACGAAGTCGTCCTCGGCCAGGAAGACGTACTCGGTCAGCGCCTTGCGAGACAGGTACTTGAACAGGGCAGACATGGAGCGTGCGTGACGCTCGGCCTCCGGCCAGGCCACGATCTCGTGGGGCTCAGGTCCCACGATGTAGAAGTCGGGGAACGCCTTGCGCAGCCAGGCGCGGATGGATTCGTCAGGCCAGGTCGAGTAGATCACCCGCTTGGCGATCGGCCCCTGCACGTTCTCTTTCAGCGAGGCAACGGCCTTCTCCAGGTAGGCCCGGCGCTGCTGCCACGTTGACGGAAGGCCCCCCGACATGACCACTAAGGTGACATGGGGTTCCAGATGGCCTTTGGCCCCTTCTCTCAGCTCCTCGAGCGTCGGCCACCACTTAGACCAATCAGGCAGGCCCATTCCCTGATTCTGAGCGGCCAGCTTGGCGTCGTCGCGCTTCAGGTTGGCGATGTCCTGCTGGCGCTCCTGCTCGGAAGCGGGCAGGCCGGGACGGTCGTGCAGCCCGTGATCCCTTCTGAGAGCGAGCATGTACCTTCGTCCCAATCTGGCATTCAGGACATAGGCCCGCGAGGCGGTGGATCCGGGCTGGCCCTGGATGATCCGCTCCTCCGAGCGCGGGTGCCAGAAGTGGTAGACGTCGCCTTCGATACGCTCGTGACCGTACAACCCGACCACTGAAGCCTGCCACGCGAGATCCTCAAATCCCCAGCCCACGAAGCGCTCATCGAATCCCCCGAGATCATCGAAGACCGCTCGGGGTACGACAAAGCAGCAGGACCATGAGATCGGCGTTGTCCTCTCGACCCACACGTCCACGTCGTCGTGGTCAATCTCTGGGCCGCATTCGTGCTGATCAGCGACGATCCGTTCCGTCCAGTCTTTGGTGATGCCCCGCCAGCGACGATGGGCCCAAGTGACCTTGCCGGTGGCCTTCGCCGTCTTCATGGCTTGGCGAACCTGAGAAACCTTAAGCATCACGTCCGCGTCGATGACGATGGCGAAGTCCCAACGCCCACCCTCATCGGCCAGCCGCGCAGCTAAGTTGATGGCCTTTGAGCGGCTGAAGGGTCCCTCAATGTGGTGGCCCTCCACGACAGCCACTTCAGGGAAATAGCGCTCCCACCGAGCCCGACAGTATTCCCATGATCTGTCTCGCGGTCCGTTGTCGGGCCGCCGCGGCACGAGAAAGACGGTCTTCACTCCACTCTGCCCTTGAGCAGCATCTGCACCTTGAGCGTGTCGGCGTGCAGCCCGTCTTTGACCCAACCCTCGAAGCCCTCGTAGTCACGCTTGGCGTTCTCGCCGTCGAACACCCGTCGATAGCCGTCGTCCATCTCGGCCTTGCCCACCGCAGGATGCATGTGCTCCACGATGATGGGCACGAAACGCAGCGTGCCGGTCGCCTGACCCAGGCGCTTCCAGCCATCGTCGACCCATTGGTGCTTGGAGGCAGGGAGGGCCAGCCAGCCCAGAGCCTTGGCGATCGAGGCAGACATGAACACCGCGCTGGGGTGCTTCTCGCCGTGGATCAGGTCGTCACCGTAGGCGATGCCCGGGGTCTTTAGGGCCTCTTCGATCTGCTTGTCCCAGCCCGGCGTGCGGAAGATGACGTCGTCCCCGAACGCTCCCAAGATGTGAGTTGGGTCGTGCCACAGGCTCTTGGCGACATAGTTGAGGGTTCCCGAGAAACCGAGGTCCTTGGGCATCTCGAAGACGTGCATGCCCAAGGCCCTGTACTCCGGCAGAGACGGGTCGTCCTCATCGACCAGGATGCGGACCTCGATGCGTCCCTCGGCCATCTCCTCCGCCGATGAGGCCATGGCCAGCGCACGCGAGGGCCTGCCCCGGCTGGGGCACAGGATGATGACCTGGCTCACGACGCCAGCAAAGCGCGCAGACGGGTGCTGCTCTCTCCTGTCGTCCTGGGGATATAGGCGATCCGCAGCCGCCGTTCGTCCAGCCATGCCTGCGTCACTCCCAGCTGCCCGAGGTAGTCGCGCTCATACCAATCATCCCCGATCGTCAACAAGTCAGGATGGACCATCTCGATGCAGGGCTTGGAGTCCGCTCCCCCGATATTCGCCACTACCAAGTCCACCAGCCGGCAGGCGCGCAGCATGGCTTCTCTCTGGACGTAGGGCTGGATCGGAGAGCGACCCTTGTAGTCGGTGATGAAGCGGTCGGTGTTGAGCCCGACTACGACTCGACCATCTCCTGCTAGCTCACGCGAGGCCTGCAGGAGTTCTAGGTGACCGACGTGGAAGAGGTCAAAGGCACCAAGGGTCAGGACGACACGGTTCATCGCTCACTGACCGACATCCCAAGGCAGCAGTGGAGTACCGACCACTCTCATCTCCGGCTCGGCATTCAGGCGTGACAGGATGTCCTGCCGCATCTGCTGCTGGCTTCCTTCTGCGGTGGAGACTCGGAAGGACTGCGAGTAGTCCCCGATACGCTCCGCGGCCACCCCGGCCGAGAAGGTGAGCTCCAGCTTGATGAGGTCGATCTGCACCGTCTCGCGCAGCTTGGCGTCGTCGAGGTAGGTGTACTCGACGGTCACCAGCCGGCCCCAGTACCAGCGCGGGTTGGTTCCGGTACCGAGCCGCTCGAGGACGTAGCCGTAGGCCCGCAGGCGATAGTCGTCCGGGGATAGCGTGATCTGGGTGGTCAGCGTCAGACCGATGGTCTCGACGATGGAGTTGATGGCTATCGCCGGCCGGTTGAGGGTCAGCCGGCGATAGCCTCCATCGATGATCTCCGTCACCGCTCCGGGGGGACCTGCGAAGTCGACGATGTCGTACTCGGCAGCGTCCAGCAGACGCTGCAGGGTGTCATCGTCGAGCGACGAGGAGATATGCCCCCGGAGCTCGTCGACGGTCAGGATCATCGCTGCGGTTAGCTGCCTTGCACCAGGGCTTCGACCTTGCAGAACGCGGCCGGCCGGTACACGGCCAGAGCGAGTCGCTCTTCGGCCCTCACCGCCACCTTGTTCTTCAGGAAGTAGTCCTCATTCTCGGTCGAGATCGCCAGCTCGATGCCCATTCGCCGGAAGATCTGGGCGTGAGGCCGGAAGGCCCCCACCAGTCCGGTGTTCTCGGCGATCTGGGTGGTGACCCGCACCTGGAGGCCCCACAGCCGCAGATCGCCCTCATTGGCCGGAGAACCAAGCAGGTAGTCGCCAGCGCTGACCGCCTTGCTGGTCCGGATGTCGAACCAGTCGTTGGGGTTGACCACGAAGCCGGTCGGCTCAGAGAAGGCATTGGCCCGGATCAGGGTGATGGCCTTGTAGACCGAGTCGATGGTGGATAGCCCGTAGCCGGTGACCGTCTGGACGCCGGTGCGGTGCATGATCCCTTCGAGGTTCGGGGTCGAGCCATTGCCGTTGAGGATCTGGGCCTCCTCGCGCAGTCGGACCATGAAGCCCAGCCGCTCGCGGAGGTAGGACTCGAAAGCCGGCACGTCGGCCAGCATCTCGTCGGTGACCGGGATCCAGGTCGCGATCTTGCGAACCGGAGCCTGACGCAGGGTGAAGTCGAGCGCGCTTTCCTGCTTGGCCACTCCCTCAGCCACCTCGACGGCGGCGTTAGTGAAGGTCGTCTCCTCGTAGTAGTCGATGACCTGTGCGTTGGTGGTTCCCTGCAGCATCAGGTCCGCCGTGGTGGCGGTCTCCTGCGCGGAAGGGACGATGGGCTGCCGATCCGGCAGCGGTGCCAGAGAAGCAGAGGTGATCAGCGTCTTGAGCCCATTCAGCTCACCGAGGCGTCCGCGAAAGCCCTTGAGACCCTCGCCGGATGCCTTGAGACCGGCCTGCTCGTTGATGAGCCCGGAAAGCATAGCCCCCACTGACTTGTAGCCGGTCTCGACCGGCTCGTCGGGTTCGTCCTTGTCGATGCTGGGATCGACCATGCGGTCGCTGCGGCGCGAGGCCGCCTTCATGGAGGTGCGTGCCTTCTCGATCTCATCCACCTGGTCCTGGAGCTTGTCGCGCTCCGTTCCCAGGTCGCTGAGTTCATCGTTGGCCGCCTTGATGGCTGCCGCGCGCTCGGATGCCTTGGTGCCGGTGAGGTCGTCCACACCGTCCAGCAGCGAGTACATGGCGGCCTGCTTGGCTGCGATCTTGTCGTTCGCAGCGATGAGGTCTGCCTGGAGGGTCAACTTAGGTCTCCTTCGGGGGTGACAACGCCGAGCCGCCGCGCCCGCTCAACTTCCATGGAGAGGAGTTGGGCCACGAGGGCGTTCTTGCCGGCGTCCGCGCTCGCCATCAGCTCGTCGAGGTCATCAGCCAGCTGGCGGAGAGCTGCGGGATGTTGGGCCAGCCGTTCACGAGTGGCGGCTGACAGGACGCGACCGGCCTTGGCACGGAGATCTCCGAGCCTCGTGACCCGGTCACGGAATGCCTCCACGTCGTCCAGCAGGCGGTCGGCGTGTTCGGCGAACTTCACCCCGGCAGGCAGGGATTCGTCGCGAGAATCAGCCCACTCGTCGAGCGCCTCGAGGGCGGCCTTGAGTGGGTGCGGAACCTCAATGTCCACCTCTTGCATGTGGGCTATGAGGTCCGAGGACTTGACGTAATGAACGGCGGCCAGCTCATTGGCTGGCGTGGGGGTTAGGGTCAGCTCGACCCATGGCCAGCGAGTGATGTGGCCGTTCGCGTTCTTCGTGGCGAGGTGTGGCATGGCACCGGATGAGTAGGTCAGCGCACCCGCCTCAATCAGGCGATCCACACCCTTCCGGAACTTGGCTGCGGTCTCGAGCTGAGACTCGGCCCAGATGCCCTCGGCACGCTGCTCGTAGTCGGTCTGCCGACCGATGACCGCCGGCCCCATCGTCGGATCCAACCCGTGGTGATAGAGCAGAGGCCGCCCAGACTTCCCAAACCAGTCGAAGCAGAAGTCGGTCTTGGGAATGAACGCCTCGCCATCCACGTCCTTGCCGTCGTAGTACAGCCCGCCATAGGGCATGGCCAAGCCTTCGATGGTGTTGGGACCCGTGAACTTCAGCGCCCGCAGGACGGGATTAGATGCGCTCTTCTCACCGGGCCCGGTCTCAGCATCAGCAGCCTCGCCGAGCTCTTCCTTGGCGTGGGCTTGAAGATGGGCCTTGCCACACTGCTGGTTGCTCGGATCGGCGACTCGGGCCAAGGCGGCTCGCAGATGAGGCAGATCAATGGAGCCGTCCGTGTGGTGGTGCGGGTAGAAGCGTTCCTTGTTGTCGCCCGAGCCCTGGATGCAGGCGAAGGCCGAGTCCGGTAGAGCGTCGCGCTGCGCGGTGGTCAGAGTTGCCTTGGTTCCGTCCGTCGTGGACAAGCAAAAGACCTCCTAAGGACCCGCGCGATTTCGGGGCACTGCGCGGTAGGAGGCCCACGTCTCATTGTCGGTCTGAGGGACGGAGCCCTACGCCCGACTAGGTTGTCGGGAGTATCACTCCCTAGGTTCTGAAGTCAACCCTCCTTGCACCTTTCCCGTGATTGCAGTCCCAGCACGCCGTGACAAGGTTCGACAATGTGGTCTCCCCACCCACAGACAGAGGAACGACATGATCCGCTTCCAGAACCGCCCCATCGTCAGGGCTGGCGCCGCAATATCGGCACCGGAAGTGGTCACGTTGGAACACCTCAAACCGTATTCCGACTGCCACTGCGCTCCGCCGAGCCCGATCCATTCCCATGGCGAGCCAGCGAGCCTCTATGGCTGCCACCAAGTCAGGCTCTGTTGTAGGACGGGGCACGGCCTGTTCGAAGGCGAGAGTCGCCGAGGCTGTTATAGCCATGAGCGCACGGCAGCGACGGCAATGCGCCCTCACGCTCCCTCTCTCAACCCGACCAGTCGCGATCCAACGACCACACCGGCAGTTAAGTCGGATAGTTGGAACGTCACCACTTCTCGGATAACTTCCGTCGATCCGACAATGACGGCAGCGCGCCGACACAGCACCAACGAAGTCATCAGAAAGGCCCAAGAGCAACCTCGCGCACTCTGGGCAGCGGACTTCGGTAGTCTGAGAAGGCATCGGCAGCTCACTCCTGTCGTTGCGAGGGGAGGCGGTCACACGCCTCCCCTATTTTACCGTCAAGCCACGTCCAGCAGCATCAGGATCGCGGTCTCGTCGTCGTTCCACTCAATGCTCGCGTCGTAGGCCTCACCCACCCCTCGAGCAACTTCGGCCTCAACTGCAACCAGCCTTGGACGGGTGACCCAGTCGGGCTCCTCGGGATAGCCGAACTGGTCGACGCGATAGCCTCGGCGAGGTCTCCTGCGGCCGAGGATGTCCGCACCGTGGGTGACAAGAGTGACCGGGGTACTGATGGTGGCGTCGTAGGCGGTACCCGTACCGGAGGCCAGCCCAGCCTGGGCGCTGGTCGCGGCGGCTCCGGTGCTGACCGTGGCATCCCGGGCCGAGCCGGTACCGGCGGCCCCCCCCGCCAAGACTTGGAGGGATGGGGCCGGGCCGAAGGCTTCGCCAATTCCACTCGCGCCCTGGGCAGAGGCTTGGATGTCTTCACCGAAGCCGAACGCCTGGCCAGAACCAGAGGCAAGCTCGGCGTTGACCTCGATTGCGGTGGAGGTGTCGAGGGCCTCTCCGCTGCCTGTGGCAACTTCAGCATTGGCGGCGCCCGCGGCGGTAGTGGTGACGGTCGCGTCGAGGGCGGATCCGGTTCCGCTCGCAACTTCGATAACCGGAGCGATGGCAGCCGAGAGGTCGTAAGCCTGTCCAGTCCCGGACGCGAGGCCGGCGTTGACCGTCCCCGAACCCGCGATGGTCGGGTTGTAAGCCTGGCCGCTGCCTTGCGCAGCCTCGATGACCGGAGCGACCGAAGTCGTGGCGTCGGACGCCAGCCCACTGCCAGAGGCCAGTTGAGCAAGGGCATCGACTGCCTGAATGCCAGCCGCATCGAAGGCTGTTCCTGTTCCCGTTGCAACCTGGATCGAGGCCGCGACTGAGGCGGAGAGGTTGTATGCGGCTCCGGCTCCTGTTGCCGCAGACGCAGAGGCAGAGGCAACGGTGTTCGCCCCGTAAGCCGCCCCAGTACCTGATGCAACTCCGGCGCTGACCGAGACCGAGGGGGTCGCATCGGCAGCCACGCCGGTTCCAGTGGCGATCCCTGCAGTCCTAGCGGTTCCGGGAATGTAGGCGGCGCCCGTACCCGTGGACAGACCCGCGTTGACCTGAACATTGGCCGCTGCGTCGTTGGCTGCACCTGAGCCGCTGGCCACCCCCTCCATGGCCGCGATGACGTCGGCCGGGGCGTAAGCCTGTCCGGATCCACTGGCCAGTCCGGCGCTGGCTGCCACGCTCGCAGCCGCGTTGTTAGCGAGGCCTGTCCCGGTAGCGACACCGGGCGTCCTAGCCGTGCCGGGGATGTAGGCCGCTCCGGTTCCAGTCGCCGCGCCAGCAGTCGGAGCGACGTTGGCCGCAGCCTGATTCGCAGCACCGACCCCAGACGCGCTGCCGACACTGGCTTGGAGGCTGGCAGCAGGATTGGATGCGGCTCCGGTTCCGCTCGCCAGTCCTGCCGTCGGGGCGATGCTGGTCGCTGCATCCGAGGCAGTCCCGGTTCCGGCTGCGACTCCTGGAGTGCGAGCGGTGCCGGGTTGATACGCCGCGCCCGTTCCTGTAGCGATCGCGGCACTGGCAGCGATGCTGACCGACGGCTGGTTAGAGGAGCCTGTCCCGGCCGCCGTCCCCTCGGAGCCAGCCAGGATGAAGGTCGGGGTTAGAGCAGCCCCGGTTCCCGCTGCAAGCCCTGCGCTGGCCTGGACGCTGACCGAGGCGTTGGCCGCCGCTCCAGTACCGGTGGCGATTCCCGGAGTCCGTCCTGTGCCCGGTGTATAAGCCTGTCCGGTCCCTGCTCCACTCCCTGCGTTCGGAGCGACGGTCGGGGCAGCGGCTCCAGCCGAGCCTGTCCCAGCGGCGAGGCCGCCAGCCGGGGCGATCGAGGTGCTTGCGACATAGGCAGCCCCGGTTCCGGTGGCTACTTCGGCGAAGGCGCTCTTGCCGGTGGTGACGGTGGCGTCATACGCCGCGCCTGTACCCGAGGCGACCTGCGGCGTTCTTCCCGTTCCGGGCTGATAAGCCGCACCTGTGCCCGCAGCGAGGCCCGCATTGACCGCGAGGCTTATCGAAGGCTGGTTGGCCGCACCCGACCCTGTAGCTGTGCCCTGTGGGGCCGCTACAACGTCCGCTGGGGCGTTAGCGAGTCCGGTGCCGGTTCCAAGGCCAGCACTGACTGAAATGCTGGCAGCGGCGTTCCCAGCGGCTCCGGTTCCGGTCGCAGCCTGGGGTGTACGACCGGTTCCGGGTTGATAGGCAGTCCCCGTCCCTGGAGCGTTGTCCGCATTTGTCGCGATGCTGGCTGCTGGAGCGTTCGCCGCTCCGGTCCCGGCAGCGTTCCCAGCATTAGGAGCCAGAGAAGCAATGGCGTTGTTGGCGAGGCCGGTTCCTGCCCCAGATCCGGCGTTGGGCTGGACGTTGGCGTGGGGAGCCTGGGAAGTTCCCGTCCCAGTCGCAACCTGAACGACAGGCGATACCTTGCTGGTGGCACCTCCTGCTGCACCGGTGCCTGCGCTATTGCCAGCGTTCGGCTGGAGGTTGGCTGCCGCATTATTCGATGCGCCAGTCCCGCTCGACAGCGCCGAGTTGGGCTTAAGGGAGACAGCGGCGTCATTGGCAGCGCCTGTGCCGGTCGCGACCTCAGCAAGGGCGTTCTGGGCCGCCGCCCCAGAGATGACCTGGGTCGGGCGTCGGAAGGTCGGTCGCGGCGGGTGCCGGAAGATGCCCCGTTGCGGCATGGGGCGTCTCCCTTAGGTGAGCTCCTCGAAGAAGAGGGTGGCGTTCCAACCGGTCAGAGTGGTCGGTGTGCCTTGGAGTTGTAACAGGAAAGTCAGGTCAGGCCCCACCAGGACCTGCTCGTCAGGGGTCGGTACCCACAGCCAGCCATTGAGATTGTTGAAGCCTTCCTGGCCCATCACCGTCAGCGTCCCCGCCCCGTTTGCACTGGCGTTCGTGCCAGCCGACGAGGCCGCGTTGGTGGTCGAGCCGGTGATGGCCGACGCAACGGCGTTGAGGACGGCCGGAGAGGGTGTAGCAGCGGTGAACGTCCCGAACGCCGATGCTTTCAGGCCCCAACGCACGGCAAGTTGCTGGCTGGTAGAGGTGCCCTGCTGACTAACAGTCATGCGAAGGATAGATAGCAGCGAGGCTCTTGAGGTGAAGGAGGTCGCCGCCCGGAGCGTGATGAGCTCGCCGTTGGCGATGACGGTCGCGTTGGCCATGGTGATCGTGTACCGGCTCATCGTGTCCTCACTGGGCTAGAAGGGAAGGCATTGGATTGACGTAGGGCACTTGGGAGACGGCAGCAGGAACAGTCTTGATGAAGACGTGGTGACCGATGTTCACCGCAGCGGTTCCTGTCCAAGTCGCGGTGACTTGGCCTACCGTCGTCACCGCCGACAACGCGCGGAACGCATGCTCAGAGGTGGTGCGGCTGCTCGCGCCACCACCAGTGGATTGGCTGGTGACAGTCTGGGTGTAATTCGTGGGAGCGGCGGGAGTGTCAGCCTGAGCAATCCCACCAAATACCGAGTCCACCCCGTCTGTCGAGGTCCAGGTGCTGAGGGTTGGATAGGTCACCGTCAGGCTCGACGCGTTGGCCTGTCCCGCATACTGGGCGCTGACCGGCTGGGTTGTTTCTGCGTTGCGGATGATGGCGATTACGCCCGATGCCTTGTTGCTGGTGATGGTCAGCGCGTAGCTCGCAGGCTCACTGGCTGCCAGTCGCCAATAGAGTCCCTGCGCCAGCGCTGTGCCGCTGTTGGTTCTGTTGAGCAATTGCCAGCCGGTCGCGGTGATGGTCGTTCCGGTTCCCCCAACCACAGTGGCCTGCATCAGCAACACATCGTTATCAAGTACGCTGCCCATGTAGCTCATCTGGCCCGTGTCACCCACACTCAGCCAGTATCCCCCGGCGAAGATCACGTCTTCCGCCGCAGCGACTGTGTAGCCGGTCGCGTTGCTGGTCCACGTTCCCGTCGGATCGGCGGCGTAATAGACCTCACCAGTATTCGAGGTGTCATGCGGCGCGATCCAGTAACCGTTTCCGTAAGCGACGGCGGTGAACTGAGGCGTTCCCCCGCCTTGCTGGTTAGAGGTGAAAGCTCCAGTTGGGTCCGTGGAACGATAGAGGATGGTTCCAGTGAGGCCCGCGATAACGATACGAGTACCGTCGTAGTCCAGGTCATAGAGAGCCGTGGAGCCCTGATTATTCTGAGTCCAAGTGCCGGTGGGGTCGGTAAGGTGATACCACAGGGTTCCACTGTCTCCGACGGCCACCCAGTAGCCGTTGACATAGGCCGCGCCTCGGAAGGTGACCGAACCCTGCGCGTTTGAGGTCCAAGTCCCGGTCGGATCAGTCGCGTGATATAGGAGGGTTCCACTAGCCCCGACCGCGACAAAATAGCCATTGCCGTAGGCAACTGAGGTCAGCTGCGTGCTGCCTTGGGTGTTCGAAGTCCATACCCCGGTGGGATCGGTGGCGTAGTAGAGCACCCCGCTGGCACCGACAACCACCCAGTAGCCATTGCCGTAGACCACCCCATGACGACCGAAGTTCGTCGTTCCCTGATTATTCTGGGTCCAAGTCCCGGTCGGATCAGTAGTCCAGTACAGCCTGCCGTTATTGCCCACGGCCACCCAGTATCCGCCGCCATAAGCCACGCCAAAGAAGCTATTGGACGCATCTAATGGCGCCCCTGCGGTCCAGTGGCCAGTCGGACTGCTGACCGTCAGGGTCAGGCTGGTACCGCCACCACCGTTATTGCCTGCGGTGGCCCCGACTAGGATGGCCATCTAGGGCGTGGCGGTGAACGTGGCCAAGGCCAAGACCCTGTTGTGCTGCTGAATCTCAGCTGTGTACGAACCCTCCACCGGCGGCTGGTACTGCCATGAAGTGTTGGTGTACAGGTCCAGCACCTCGATGGCATCGAAATAGGGGCCGATCAGCCGCATCACAGCCCCAGGACTCTTGGGAATGCCGGACCAAGTCAGCGTTACCGTGCCGTTCACCGCCACCGTAGTAGGCGAGGCAGTCAGCGAGGTCTGATTGGCTGCCATGGTGGTTCCTCCTGCTGACAGCGCGATGGCGAGCGAGATCGCGATCAGGAGCTTCATCACAGCGTCAGCGTGAAGATGCCCGAGGCGTTCCATACGATGGTGAACGTGCCAAGGGTGACGGTGTTGGCCCCGCCGAAGTAGTTGAAGCAGATGCCCTGGTCCGCCACCGGGGTTGCGATGGAGTGGTCGTAGATCAGGCAGCCGTAGGCGTTGGTCAGGGTGGTCACCGCGTTGGCGCTGACCGTGTCTGCGGCATCGAAGGTGTAGACGTTGGAGGCGAAGGTCGAGGTCACCGAGGCCAGCGGGCGACCGAGAGCAGGCCAGCCAGCAGGAGCCGATGAGCCGGTATCCACCACGCCACCCGCAGCCCACACGCCAGTTCCGTAAGCGCTGGATGCGGAGGCAACCGTCTGGGAGGGGGTGACGGTGTTGTCGAACAGCGCCGCCTCCAGCAGGGCGTCGGTGTTGAGGTCCATGGCGGTCGTGTTGTTGAGTACGTCGGTGATGTACGCCGAGAAGATCTTGGAGTTGGTCCAGGCCACGAGTTACTTCCCTTTCTTGAGCTGTGCCAGGTCAGCTTCGGCCTGGGCTAGATAGTCCTGATGGCTCTTGATCAGAGCCTTGAGTGCCTTGCGTTCCTCCCCATCCTTCGCTTCGGGCAGGTCCTTTTCGGCCTGCGCGATCTGCTTCTTGATCCGACTGATCAGGTCCTTGGCCGCATCGCGCCTGATGGCGTGCGATGGATCGTCGGCCGGCACAGGGCCGTCCTGGGTCTTGACCATGGCGCTATATGCACTGGCCGCTCCGCTGCTCTTGTCTGCCATTTAGCTCACCTTTCCGTGGGCCGCCGGGGCGAACACCACCACGTCATTGGACCCGTCCTCGCGCTCGGTGAGAACGGACATAATTGGACGGCCCTCGACCGAAGTCACGATCTCGTCGCCGATGTAGTCCTCCCGCTCCCTGACAGTGACCTTGACCCGGTCCCCCGCCTCCACCAAAGGGGCGGTCAGACCGCGGAGCCCGGCGCAGGCGTGGAAGCGGGTGTGGGGGCGCGCTTCGCGGGTCACGTCCTGAACCTTGCAGTTGGGGCATACCCACAGCCGCTCGGCTTGAAGGATGGTGGTCATGCGTCCTCCACTCCCACGATCCGCCCGTCGGGGTCGCGCAGGATGCGCTTGTTGCGAGGCTGGGCCAGCATCGTCTTTAGATCAGCTATGGCTTCCACGAACGAGTCGGTATGGACGTTGACCACCGGGGCCTCGGCCGGCTCAGCAGGTGGCAGCTGGATGTCTGGAACATGCAGCTCGGCGTGGATCTCCGGGGTGGTGACCGTGATCTGCGGGGTCGGCTGCTCTCGGTTGGCCAAGGCAATGACTGCCTCGGTCAAGCCCAGCATCGGGTCGGCGGACTTGACCGGCTCAGGGACCGTGGTGTCCTCGGTCACCGCCTTGCACTTGGAGCAGGTGAAGCGATACGGGGCGGTAGCCATCTCAGCCAGTTTGTGGTTGCAGTTGAGGCAGCGGATGCCGGCCGACTTGACCACGGTCAGGGTCGGTTGGTCCTCGGGCAGGGTCTGCTCCCCAGGGGTATCCACGGGGTTGAGGATGTAGTTGGCCCCCGACGGCTGCCAGAAGTTGTCTGTGACCTTCGGGTTGCGGTGCTCGATGGCGCGCCACTCGTTATCTGAGAGGACCCCGGCGTCGTGCTGGATGTTGAGCGCCTTGGCGCGTGACTCCGAATCCCCGAGCAGCAGCTCTTCCTTGGCGAACTTGATGTAGTAGTCCGGCTCGCCGTACAGGAAGTCGAGCGTGATCTGCTGCTCGATCCTTGACAGCCAGGGAGTGAGCGTGAAGTTCACGAAGTCGAGCGACTGGTGCTCGATGTTGGTGAAGGTGGCGTGCTCCAGGTCCTGCACCATGTGAGGCTGCATGCGGAACATGCGCTGCACCTCGCGCGACTGGAACTGGCGCGCCTCCATGTACTGCGCGTCCTTGGGCGGGATACCAACCTCGGTCAGGGTCAGGCCCTCCTCCATGACGATGGTCTTGCCCGCGTTGCCCGACCCTCTGAGCTCGTCCATCTGCGTCGCCAGGCGTTCGATGGCGCCCTTGGACAGGGTCTTGGGATGGGTCATCACCACCGAAGGTCTGGCCATGTTGCGCATGGTCGAGGCCCCGAAGTCCTGCAGTCCCTGGTACAGACCCAGCGTCTCGCGGTGGATGGAGATGGGGCTCATCCCTACCAACCCGTTGGAGCTCATGCCGGGGATGTGGAAGATCTTGCCGTCGGGGAAGCGGAGCTTGTTGCCGTCGGGCTTGAGGTAGTCGTACACCTTGCGCCCACCCTCAAAGCTGACCTGGATGCGAGCCGGGCTGACCGGCCACAGCTCCATCCGTCCGCTCTGGTCGAAGGCAATCTCGCAGTAGGCGTTGCCCCAGGTGCAGAGGTGGCTGACGATCGTCTCGCGCCACACGAAGCTGGTCATCTCCGGGTTGGGGGCGTCGTGGAAGATGGGGTACAAGTGGTGGTCCTCGGCCTGCTGACTCCCTCCGTCGGGCAGGCGGTGGTAGAGGATCAGCGGGATCTGCGCCACCGATTCGGCGAGGACCCGCACGCAGGCGTACAGGGTGGCCAGGCCCATCGAGGAGTCGACCGACACGATCGGCCCCGCGTTGCTTCGTCCTCCCCAGCCCAGGAACGAGTTGAACAGCGGCTGGACGCTGAAGGTGCCGTCCCAACTGATGTTGGGGCCGGCTGAGGCGGTCTTGAGACCGAGGGCCTTGGAGATGGCACCCATCACAGCCTCCGGTAGCCGTACACGGCCAGGGACAGACCCAGGGCCAGCAGACCCAGCACAGGGGCGATCAGCCAGGCCGCGGAAAGGATCAGCAGGTAACCGACCATGAAGGCCAGGGTTGCCCTATCGGAGTCGTCGATCTGGGGCAGGTTCACACGCTCACCAGTTCCCGGGTCTCGTACACCGAGGGGCCGTCGGGTTCGTGTCTCAGGGCCTGGTCATAAGCCAGAGCCAGGGCGATGGCGGCGTCGATCTTGCCCCGGCTCTTCTTCTTCTCAAGGATGAAGCCCCGTTCGCTGAATCGTGGAACAGCGTTGAGGACCTGAACGGCGAAGGCCGGATCGTCCTCGTGAGTGATTTGACCGTTGAGGATGCCCTCGTACAGGGATCCGATGGCGGCAGTCATGCGCTCTACGCTCTGAGGGACCTCGAACATGGGCAGTCCCTCGTCGGACAGCATCTTGGCCGGGACGTCGAAGAACCGCGGGTCGTAGGACACCGCCTCCAGCGGATAAGCCTGCGAAAGGTTGCGGATGTGCTGCATGACATCGGTGGCGTCCACCGGACGGTCAGGAGTTGGCACCCAGATACGACACGAGGCATGGAAGCGGCCATCGGGACGTTTCTGCATCGCAACCACTGCCGTCGTGTCGCGAACCAGGGCCATGTCGATGCCGATCCAGGTCGCCGAGTCGTCCTTAAAGGTGTAAGGCTGAATCAGACCGTCCCAGATCGCCCCACCTGAAGGGCCGAGCCAGGAATCCACGCCCTGATACCACTGACCGAGGCGGAAGACGCGGTAATGGCCTTCGGGGGTGGCGGGAGGCAGCTCGGCCTCGAGGGTCGAACGCAGGAAGCCGGCCTCCAGCGCGGGGTTGGCGATCTTCCAGCCCTCGGGGTCGTCGATGGCATAGGACTCTGGCATGGCGTACTCGTGGAACACGACGCCCGGCAGGGAGCCGGACTCCTGAACGGCGTTGCGCAGGTAAAACAGCGCGTTCTCGCGATCCAAGCCCGGCGTCCCGACCCCGATGGTCACCGATCTCGGTCTCTTACCCGAAGCCAGCCTGAGCGAATCCCAGCTCTCAAGAGGTTGGAAGCCGATCTCGTCGACGATGGCCAGCGAGGGATCCAAGCCCTGCAGGCCGTCGGTATCGTTGGCGATCGGGAACAGCTCGCCGCCGTTGAAGGGAGTCTTGATCCGGTTGGTAGCTGTGCCGGTGTAGATCAGCGCCCGATTCAGCAACTCCGGTTCAGCATTGACCATCGCTGCCGCCACGCCGTAGCACGAACGGATGGCCTGCCCGACGGTGGTGGCGATGATCGGCACCTGGGGCGCTCCGGTCTCGTCGTCGTCATACAGCGCCCAGGTCGCCAGTGCTCCACCCAGCGTGGACTTCCCGTTGCCACGGGGGGTCTGCAGGATCGCCGCATCCACCCCATCGGCCAGCGACTCCTCGAGGAAGTGCTTCTGGAAGGGGGCGAGCTTGAGTGGTTCGCCGTAGCCCTTGCCCTTGGGAGCGCGGCAGTAGGTCTCGATGAAGCGGATGGCCCGGCTCCAGCGCGACTCGTTGCGCCACCGCTTCCAAGGGCCGGACGAGACGTCCGCCAGACGCTTGGAGGCGTTGCGGTTGCCCGTTCGGTGAAGTTGGAGCTCAGCGACGACCACGGGACACCATCGTTAGAGGCAGACAAGTCGGCGGCAGCTCGCGACGATGTGCCTGCGTGCGCAGGGATTTTTCGTGCCCCCTGCG